AGCGGAACATGGGCATGTTAGATCCTTTCGCTGAACCCCGGATTGTAGACCCAGATGGTCTTGGGGTTGTGTGTGTAACCACTGGTGTGATAGCGCATGAGGTCCTCACCTCGATAGATCAGACCCCAACAGGTGCCACCCCAGTCGTTGGTGTACTCCACGATCTTGACGACGCGCAGGTGCTCATCGCCAGGGTAGATACCATCGCCTTCAATGATGGTGTCTACCATCGCTTTGTTGTTGACGGTTGCCATGGTCCCCTCTCAGTTGTTGGGCGAGTTGAGCAGAATCAACAGACGCTCGATGACCTCACTGTGGCCTGTTTTGTAGCCTGTTGAATGACCGACTTGGTAGCCTGCCATCCACCATCGAAAGGCAGCCTTGCGCTCCTCATCGGCGTCGATCATCCACGGAAAGTGCAGCTCGCAATCGGGGTCAGCGTCCTCGAGTTCAATGATGGACGGGTAAAATGCTGACCCTGACCGCTCCTTTGCCTTGATTTGGCATGTGCAGGGATGCTCCTGCTCATCTCTGGCGATTTCACGATGAGCCTCGTCGTAGCGATAGTCCTCAGCCTTGTTGTCGAAGGACTTGACATCGGTTAGATCCATTTAGTTTCTCACCTCCTTTCGTTGGTGTTTCGTACATCACTCACATCATATCAATTCCGTACACTCAATGCGCCACAGGGAGAATGGTTACAAACTATTTACTTACCTTATGGCCAGTAGGTGCATTGGTTGTGCGGTTTGATACGATGTATGTGTTGAACGAACCGCCATCGAACTGAAGGAGATCTAATGATCGCTAAACCGCACACCGTCGTGCTTGTCGATCGAATCCCGAACTGCAACTTCTGCGATAACCCAGGTCCGTATGACTTCAAGACGCTGATGGGTCCGTGGGCGCATGGTTGTGAGACTCACTACAAGCTGTACCGTGCATACCCCGAGTTGGGCGTCGGAAAGGGGCAGTTGTGGGTCGTCGAAGCATAATTGACATCCTTGACAACTATCCGTGGGAGCACAAGCCTGGGTTCATCTATGATATCCTTGCATTCCTGTGGGCTTTCGGTGCATGTGTAATCCTCACGGCTGCATTCTCTGTGGTCATCGTGATTGCTGCCTTCATCCTCCACATGATTGGTGGGAGGTGATAATTGACGAACTATTTACTTACCTTAAGGCCGGTGGGTGCATTGGTGTGTGGAGTTGATATGATGTGCGTGATGAACGAAACACCACATCAACCGAAAGGAACTGCTTCACCATGATGTATCCATACCCACAGTTCAACCACATCAGCGCTGACGTTCACGTTTCAACGGAACTTGCGTCGATGGTGTGCGGGGAATTCGTATTCCCTGCGGAAATGCCACATGAGCTGCGCATTCAGCGCATCTTCGCCCTCAACGAGCTGTACCGAACCGTACAACGAATCGGCGACCTCGAACATACATCGGATTGGGATTGGTCCGTGATTGTTGAGGACGATGAGGGCGTCTTGCATGGCGATGGCGGGGATGAAATCGGATTCCCGTATCAGGTCGAACCCGAGGACTACACGTCGGGATTCTCACGTTGGGAGGTTCTGAACGTTATGAACCTGAATGGCGATGGCGATGAGTTCTACTCACAGGTCGCTATCGACTCTATCCGCAAAATCACCATTGAGGAGCTGTGATGACTGATCAGGAGTTCTGTTCCTACGCAGGTGTCTATCAGGCGTACGCATGGCATCAGGGATTCCGAAGCAGGCCGACTGAATTCCGTATTCCCGACGAGCACTTCTCATACTCCCGATCCTACGACGAGACAGGCTTCGACCTCGTTAAGTTCTTCGAGGTTGTAGCAGAAATTGACGATGGCGGGATTCATCAATGGCAGATGCGTGTGCAGGACTTCGATACAATCCTCACGCTCGCCTGCACGGAGGATGATTCGATGACCTACATGCTTGAGGCAACACGCCAGGAGTTCTACACTGCATTCGAGATGCTCGAAACTCTGAAGGCTAACGCGTAGACTTAACAGTTTAGGTGAGTCCTACGTAGGCATCGTGTATTCGGAGTAAGTAGGACTCTTTGACATAGAGATGCGGACGATGTATAATCGCACGATGGCTGTTAACTCAGTGGCTTTCGCTCCAAAGGGCCAAAATGGGGGCTTTCCTGAGCGGAAAGGCCGTCTTCCGATGGCAAAACTCTCTCGCCGGGAGTACCAAGACCTCAGAATAGCCTGTGCAAGAGCGTTAGCACAAGGATTTCGCCCATATCAGGTCGGTAGAGCGCTTGCCAGCAAGTTCGCACCTCAGGCAGAGCTGAAAGGCCGAGACCTAGAGAAGTGGGCTATGAAGAAGATCCGCAGCTGGATGCGTGATGACTCTGAGTTCCGTGACCTCATCTACGAGATTGCTGTGGTAGAGCTCGATCTGAAGACTCCACTCATCTTCGGCGGACTCGCGCAGTCAGCGATGAAGGGTCGTGTAGACGCGGCGAAACTCGCTCTAGAGATTACAGGAAGGCACACGAGTCAGGCACAGACTGTCACCGCGGTTCAGATCAACCTGAGGAACGTGGACAGGCCAGCAATAGACTCCGCTCAGACGGAGGGCTAAATGTGCCTAGCTTAATGGCCGGCACGGAAGAAAAAAGAGAGACCGCGTTGGACGCGGCCCCTCTTTTGCTACGCCTTGACGGTCGCCTTGCGAGTGCGAGCCTTCGGCGCCTCCTTCGCTGCGGATCCCGCCACGTTCTTGGCGAAATACTCGCGAGCTGCCTTCGCAACGTCCTCGGGGATAATCCAGGACGTGTTCTTCCGCTCGGCAGGGCGAGCGTGGAACTTGCGCAGGTACGCACGAAGGACCTTCGCGTCGATGCCAATGTCGGCCGCAAGCTCCTTGGGCGTGTAGGACTTCTTAGCAACTGCCATGTGATTCACCTCCTTTCGATTCATGCCCACATCATAACACACAGGAACTACCAGTGCACCGAATCGGCGGAGGTTTACAAACCTTTAATGAGACTTAAGGCCGAGACCTCACACACACTCCGTGAAGACTCCGCTCAGACCAAGGGCCACAAGGACAGTGGTGGGCTCGGACTTATGGCCGGCGCCGAAAACCCGCCTTTATGGGCGGGTCATGACGACGAGGATGGCGAGGGCGAGCGCGCAAGGGCCGACCACGTATATGTAGAATTCGATCATATTCGTGTGATCGAACGGGGGAGCGATCGTATGACCGCTCCCCGCATTCGTTCGCTACTTCGCGCTCCCGGCGACGTTCTTGGCGAACGCCTTGCGAGCGGCATTCGCGACCGATTCCGGAATGATCCAGGTCGTATTCTTCGCGGCATCCTCGCGCGTATGATTCTTGCGAAGGTATGCGCGAAGCACCTTCGGATCGACGCCGATTTCGTTCGCGAGAACCTTCGGCGAGTATGTCTTTGCAGTAGCCATTCGTTCGTGTCCTTTCGTTCGATTGCTTACAGTCACCATAGTAGCGCATATGTGCATATGCGTTGTTCGAATGATGCAAACGTTTTGTATGGAGTTTGTAAGCATAGTTCGCACGAACGTTCGTTCGCATTCGTTCGTTCGCAATTCGTCGATGCTTGCGCTGTCAACAATGTCCCCCCTGCCACGTGTGCGAGGGAGGCGTCGATGGGTTTCGTTTTGCGCGCGGAGCGAAGCGAGAGGAACCTAAGAGCCGTCACTAAGTGGATGCCACTACAGAGGTCCTATGCCTGCTAGATCTCAAGCGCAACGACGGTGGGCGTTCGCGGTAAAGGGTGCCGCTTGGGCCAAGCGCCATCACTTCAACAACAAAGGCAAGCTACCAGCTCGGGCCAGAAAGCGTAGACACTAATGCCGACCGGCAAGGCTGTGGAATACAAGCGACTTACCCAGGAGGAGCTGAAAGGCGGTTATCAGCTTGACCCTCCAGCTGACGCTTATCGTGTCTATGTGGCTTGCGAGCAAGGGCTTGTACGATGGGCCTATTCCAGCGAGCAGGCCATCCCATCAAACCCGCACATCGGCTTCCCGCTCTTCGGAGGAGACACCGACGAGTTCGACACGGACCTCGCCCACCTACAGCTGTGGTCAGGAGCACTCGACACCATCGCTCACCTCTACTACTTCGGGAGTGCATGATGAGCCAACCCGCGCACGTACCTTGGAGTTGGAAATTCGTCTTCCTCATCGGCGCCATCGTCTGCTTTGTCATCGCGCTACTCATCTCAACCGGAGTCTTCACATCAGACACCCGTGACTCATGGGCGATCGGTGGCCTCCTCTCCCTCACCCTGTACCTCGGACCCATTCCGTAGTCATGGCTCGTAAACGCGGTGGCCTCAACATCAAGATCAAGAAGAAGAACCAGGGAGCGCTTCACCGCACTCTCGGAGTCAAGAAGGGGAAGAAACTCACGTCCAGTCAGATCGCAAAGGCCAAGCGCTCCAAGAATCCGCTCACGCGGAAGCGCGCTACCTTCGCGGCCAACGCGCGTAAGTGGAAGCACTGATGGATACCAATCACCCATACACGGTCTACGTCATGTATGGCGACGAGAAGAGTGACATCTGCCTCGGTGGCAGCTACGATCAGCCCTCAGCTGTGGCGATCGCTTGTGCTCTCTTCACCACTCTCTACCAGCCCGGGCACGCTCCAAGCGACGGGCTCGCTGTCTTCGACTCCACTAACACTCTCATCGCCGCCATCACCTCCAACACAGTCGCCGCCTCAGGTCCGGCACCTCTCGAATGAAGCATAAGGGCTTCAAACACCACTCCAGCATTCACAAGACTGGCTACCCGAGCGCTGGTCCCAAACCCAGACCCACGAGTATCGGACGACCGACGAACGTCTTCCGCAAACCGAGGAGGAAAGGCTTTGGCTCCCGTTAAGAAGCCCAAAAGCACGACTGCACATCCAGGCTACCCCGTTAGTGGGCCGCCTGCGGCTGAAGGTCAGCCCGGTCCCACTCCCATGCCCCTACTCGGACCCACACCTGGCGGGCCAGGTCCTGGCGCTGTCTTCCCCGCTCCCCCAGGCACAGGCACTCATTCTCAGCCTCTACACCCTCACACAGGCAAGCACGAGCACACCCACAGCCAGCCCAAGCATCCTGCCGAGAGGTAACCGATGTCAACGTACCCCTACAGCCGAGATATCATCGCCCCAGGCAAGCGCCTGTACTCTGACAGAGTTACGGGTCAGTCAGTACTCACAGGCCAGTCCAGCGTCGTAGATGTTGAGACCAGTGGAAGCTCACGGCTCACGGTGCAGGGCGATCTGACGGGTGCTGCCATTGGCGATCTTGCGATCACTGTGCAGCCTTACCTGGAGGACAACATCACACTCAGCAACGTCGTGCTCACGCCAGTGCAGGCACCAGCCAACGTGTTAGGTGGCGGGCACGTCTCCTCCTACGCGGAGTACGACATTACCGGACTCGGCCGGTGTCGTATTCTCGCCAAGAACAACAACGCAGGCACACAGACCCTCGGCCTAAGCTGGCGGTGTAGCGGCATCTAGCATGGCAGTCAAAACCGTAGACCTACCGTACGAGCCGATGCCGAAGCAGCAGGCTGCTCACGGCCTCGCCTTCAAGTACCGCGGCTTCTGTGGTGGGTGGGGTAACGGTAAGACCAGCTGGGGCTGTGCTGAAACCTTCATCCGTCTCATGGAGTACCCCAGCACCGAATGTATCATCGCCCGCAAAACCCGCCCAGAGCTCAAGGCCACTACGTGGCATATGTTCATCAACGGCGACACTCAGCCCAAGGGGTGGCAGGGTGTCCCGAAGGAGTGTATCAGAGTCTACAACAAATCCGACCTGTTCCTGGAGCTAGTCAACGGCTCGCGCGTTCACGGCATTCCACTCGATGACCCACAGAAGCTCGAGAACTACAACCTGGGCTTCTTCTGGGTCGATCAGGCTGAGGAGGTGGAGGAGGATGTCTTTCTCAAGTTTCATGGTCGTCTCCGTCAGCTGAACGCCCCCCGTGAAGGACTGCTCACCTTTAACCCGAATGGTCACAATTGGCTTTATCGGCGGTTTATTGACCCCAAACGCAGCCCTGAGTTCAAGCGTGCGTATGGCTGTATCGAAGCTACGCCGTTTGATAACCCGAATCTGCCAGAAGACTACATGGACCAGTTCGACACCCTGCCTAAGCACTGGTACGACCGATTTGTCCTGGGCAGCCACGAGGTCTTTGTGGGACAGATCTTTGTGGACTATAACCCCGACTTCCATACAATCGAACCCTTCCGCATCCCAAGCTCATGGGAACGGTGGCAGTGTTACGACCCGGGCATTCGGCATGAGGGATGTCTATCCTGGGTGGCCCGTGACCCAGCTGGCAACGCCTATTACTACCGCGAATTCTTGGAGCCGGGGCAGGACGTGAGTTGGTGGGCGCAGACGCTGTTCGAGGCTGAGATGATGGACGACTGGGGTGGACCGAACGAGGATATTTACCGTCGTCTCGTAGGACGAGAAGCAATGATTCGCACTCAGACCGACGGTCGTACGGTACTAGATCTCATGCACGATAATGGCTGGTATTCTGAATTCGCGGACCGAGACCCGGGTGCGCGAATCTCGCGAATCACTGAGTACCTCCGCCCAACCCTGAGCCACCGACACCCCTTCCGTGGCGATCAGATGGAGGTATTCGATCGCGAGACAGGCGAGGTGAAGGGTCTAGGCGCACCTCGCCTGTATATTTTCAGCAACTGTACCAAGCTTCTGGAGTACTTACCACAGTATCGCTGGAAGCCTCAGAGATCAAACTTCACTGAGGAGGACAGTGCTGAGAAACCCCGTAAGAAGGACGACCACAACGTGGACAATCTGGGGCATATCCTTGTGGCGCTGGACGATGAGCTGCCCGATATCCAAGCTACCCAGAATTACCACGACGCTGTTGGTCGTCTCAATAACCTGGCGCAGTACAATGAAAGCCGTGAACTCGATGAGCACTTCAAGGCTGCCCTGGCCGAAGCGGCATCACATTCGCCGTACACTGGCAATGACCCTGACCTACTGAGAGAGGTTGCGTAACGCTATGGCAAATCCCTTCCTAGTTGAGACGATGACGCTCGCTCCCAACACCTGCATGTGCTGTGGTAAGGGCAATACTCCGGACGGCGTCACTGGCAAGGTAGGTCCTTTCGCAGACTTGGGCGTGGACTACAACTGGGGGGATAGCGCCTATCTGTGTGAGGACTGTGTCGGCAAGCTGGCGATCCTCTTTGACTGGATTTCCCCCGACACCAAGAAGGATCTCGAGAGAGTCATCTCGAAGAAGAACGAAGAGATCCACGACCTCAAGTCCGATATTGACATTCGCCGACGACGTGAGCGTACAGCTGTCAAGGGTGCCCGTGCTTTGGGCGTGAAGGTGTAATGCTGTACACGGCTGTAATCATCGGGATTCTTGCGGTGACAGGATTCGTCATCGCTTATGTTGTGTTCGCTCTACGAGCTCTTCAGAGCGCTCAACAGTTGAGCCGTGAATTCGTCATCGCACACAATCGCACGCTCAAAAGCCTTGAGACCATCCATGACCGTAATGCCCAGCAACTGGACAGCGTTCTTGACAGGTTCATGGCCCTTGACTTCTCGCTGTTCAAGGCCTACCAGAGTTCAGAAGAGGCTGAGCTTGGAGGCTTTAGCGATCCCGATGAGGAGGGCGAAGTCCTTGCCTTCACTCCTGGCGGTCAGTCGAGGGACATTAACGCCGAACTGCTCGAGGACTTGGCTGCCCGCGCGAACGAGGAGCAACTACTAGCCGAGGACTTTGGGCTTGAGTTCGATCAGAAAGAGGGTCTTACATGAGAATTGGTGAGGCCACTAACAAGCGGCAGCTTCTGAGCGCCCTGCAGGACGCGCGTGAGGATCGTCTCAATCGAAGGAGAGCGTGGGAGATTCAGTGGTGGAATAATATTGCCATGGTTGCGGGCGATCACTATGCGCGCTATGACCCTGGCAAGGCGCAATTCGAGGATCGTGACCCTAACTGGTCGATTGCCCTGAGCGATAAGAAGCCGAGGATCGTTGTTAACCACAGCCTTAGTGTTGCTCGTACTGAGCTTGCTAAGCTCACAAAGAGCCGCCCTATCATGGACGTTATTGCTAATAGCGATGATCCTCGTGATATTGCAGCGACTAAAGTGAGCAAGAGCGCTCTGGACTACGCCGAATGGAAGTTTAAAGTCCCATCCTTGCAGAAGCAGGCTCTGTGGTGGGCGATTGTGTGCGGGGTCGGTGCGATCTATGTGGGCTGGGATTTCTTGGATGACACTGCTGGCAGCTTCCAGTTCATCATTGATCCCCTCACAGGTGAGCCTACATTCAATCCGGACCGTGAGCGCCAGCTCGAAAAGATGCAGGAGAATGGCGAAATCGACAGTCTCGACAAGGAGGAGGCGCCGCTCGGTGAGGTCGAGATGAGCGTCTTTTCGCCATTTCAGTTGTTGCCTGACCCGAACACTCTGGACTTTAACAAGCTGAGAGACCTCATCACTGTGGAGGTCGTTGATGTTGATGTGCTCAAAGGATGGTATGGCAAGGGTGCTGCTCACGTAGACCCAGAAGAGACGCATATCGGGACGATGGAGCGTATCATGATGCAGCGGGCAGGTGTTGCCAATCCTGCGTACTACTCTACGGGGATCAATGACAATGCTGCTTACGTCTACACTTACTGGCTTACACCCAACTATTACCGAGGCAATCAACTCCTCAAGAACGGTATTTTCTTCCGGTGGTGCCAGGGTAAGGAGCTTGACAGCAGTGATGCTTTCCCCTTTGCCGACGGTAGAATACCGTTCGCATTCTTTCAGCATATCCCCTCCGTTAGCTCAGTTTGGCCTGACACCAACATCTCACAGATTCGGGGACTCAATCTGGAGATAGATAAGACCACTAGCCAGCTCATTGAGAGCAAAGACTTTATGAGCAATCCCATGTGGATTCTGGCTACACAGCACAAGATCAAGGGCCAAATCAAGAACGTCGCCGGAGGGATCGTTCGCTATGTCCATGTACCCAACGTGCCGCCACCCGCTCCTATCCAGGGACTTTCGATGCCACCACAGGTCGAGAGCCTACTCGCAGGCATGCGTGAACAGATACTCGACGTATCCGGACAGAGTGAGGTCTCGCGCGGCAATGTTCCGACCGGCGTACGAAGCGGTGTGGCCGTCGCATATCTGCAGGAGGAGGACGATACGAAACTAGGGCCTACTGTGGACAACATGGAGAACGCCACTGCACTGATGGGCTCACTCACCCTGTCTCGATTCTCCCAATTCTACACAGTGCCTAGGGTCATCCGCTTCTATCGTCCTGACGGCAAATTCGATGTGCTCAAGTTCAAGGGTGCTGACATTGCTGACAACACTGACGTTATCTGCCAGCCTGGGAGCGCCATGCCGAAGATGAAGGCTGCTCGGCAGCAGTACACCCTCGAGCTTGTCAGCCTAGGCATTCTCACTGACCCAGATGAGATTAAGGAGGAGCTCGACCTGGGTCGCGGTGAACCGGATAACAACGATAAGAACCGTGACCAGGCTGACAGAGAAAATAACATCATGCTCCATGGCGTTGACCTCAAGATGTTCCAGCTTCCCGATCATGCCACAGACGAAGAAGTTCAGCAGACTGTGAGTGCAGCTGTGCCCGTTAAGGCGTGGCAGAATCATCAGATCCACATCGACAGGCATACTAGTCAGATGATGGATCAGGAGTTTGATGACCTGTCCGTATCTCATCCGGGCATTACGCGCCTCTTCGATGAGCACGTGGCGCAACATCAACAGTTCCTGTCTCAGCAGCAGCAACAGCAGGCACAAATGGCTGAGGCCGTCAAGGGTGCACCGGCCGGCGTTGGCGGCACTCCGGCTGGCACGCAAAGATCCGCTCGCATGAACACCGGAGTTCCGGATGTGATTGGCGGCGGGCAAACGGCGATTGATTCTCGTGTCATTCGCCAGAACGGACAGGTCCAAACCGGTAGATAGGAGGCCCGATGGAGACACCGACACCCGCACCCGAGCCTGCTCCTGAGGAGGAGACAACGGAGGACGCGGACGACGAGGAGGGGAGCGATGAGTCAGACGGTGAGTGAGAGCGATCTTCAAGGTCTCTCACGCGCAGACCTGGACGAGGTCGCGGAGTCAGCGGGCCTCGATCCCAACGACTACGCCAACAAGCAGGAGGAGATCGACGCCATCCTAGCAGCTTCGGGTGCGTCGGCTGAAGCCTCCACAGAGATCGAGACTGTCACTGAGGAGGAGGTCGCAGAAGAGGCGGCTGGGCCCGACTACATCCACACTGTGGACGTAGCGGACATTGGCACCGAACAGCTCGCAGACGAGCACATTCCTCTCCTCACGGGGGAGTCGTGGGTCATTCTCGGTGCAGCGGATAACCTTCCGGACGAGTACATCGGCAATCCCGCTGCTGTCCTCAGCTCGACAGTCGCTGTGGTACGGGACGACAATGGCGATGAGGTGTATCGCTACACGCCCGACGACGCGACCCTCACGGTGCGTGAGAGATCGCAGGGTGGCTACTTCGAAGTGCCGCTCTCCAGCGTGCAGAAGCTGAGCATTGCTGGTGGGCGGAGCAACGTCGTCAACTTCGCGTAATGGACGACCGATTCCGCAACGCCAATGTCGCTCTAGACTACCTTCGGGGCAAGGGGGTAGATACGAGTCTAGGGCGCGTATTCCTCGCTAGCGATGTGGAGGAGGCGATCAAGCTTAGTCAAGCTGACCGTCTCGATCAAAGCGTCACGCCTCAGCCCAAGACGATGGCGCAGGCCAAGCGACTTGTCCGCATGGACGAGGAGCTTATGGCGCAATTCCCAAAGCCAGGTGTACGTGAGCCTGGTTCGTCAATCCAGGCTGGCCCCGACTCGTCGTCGAGGACGTAAAGCGTAGGGCCGAACGGAGGTAACATGAGTGGCATGGCAAACGAAATCGCTGACCGTATGCGTCAGGACGGCATCGACACAAGTGCGACGCCGGACGAGGCTTTCGCTGGGAGCTCAGCAGAGGGTACCGGAGGGGATCAGGCAGGCACGCAGCAGAATCAATCGTCCGCGGGGACGTCAAACACCGTAGATTCTGACCGTGGGACGCCACCTGATACGATTCCGTACTCGCGATTCACGGAGGTCAATAGCCGTCTTCAGGCGCTTCGGGAGTACGAACAACTGGAGCAAATGGGGATCTCATCGGACTCCGCGATGAGATTGGCAAACTTCGAGAGAGCTTACTTGGAGGACCCTAAGGGTACGATTGCTGCCTTGGTCGATCAACAGGACTTGCCCGATGCGCAGAAGACTGCACTCAAGGCGCTGCTCACGCAGCAGCAGTCTCAGCAGGACGGTGCGCTGGAGGGAGATCAAGATGGTAAGCCGCCCGAGCTCACTCCGGAGCTCAAGGAGGTTGTGGACTGGGTGCGTGATCGGCGTACAGCCGATGAGAACGCCGAAAGTCAAACACGCCTCGATCACGTTGTTAGCCATTGGCGACAGCTGGACGAGCGGGATGGCATCAAGACCACAGAGAGACAGCGACTGCTGTACGTTCAGTCGGTTGCGGGCTCAGGGACACAGTTCCAGACCCTCGAGCAGCTGGCTGAGGCGGCACGGACGTTGTATCTCGAGGATCGCGATGACAACTTGGGCTCAGCTGTCATTCGTCGAGGGACGGGAGCACCCCTTGCGGTACCCCCTGGTGGGGTTCCTGGCACGCAGCCGATGCCGCCACCGCGTAGCATGAAGGAGGCACGGCAACGTATTCAGGAGGATATCGCAGCGGGTCTACTCCCTGACTTGAGCCCCGGATAGGAGGACGTAGATGGCTGCATCACCAGCAATCATCAAGCGCGGGGCTGCCGGCGACCTGTTCTTCAGGATCGTAGATATCACACTCGATGCTAGCTACCCGACGGGCGGGTATCCGCTAACGCCCGCTCAGTTCGGCTTCGGCCAGAATGGTGTGATCTTCATGGTCGATGGTAACTTGAGCAAGACGGGTGGTTGGCTTGCCGCGTGGGATTATACGAACGCTAAGCTCCAGGTCTTCGATAGCTCTGGCGCAGCCAATGCAGCACAGCATGAGGTGGCAGCAGCGACTCCACTTACGGGTGTAGTCGTTCGTTTGATCGCCTACGGACAGGGACAAGGCTAACAGGAGGTGAAATAAATGGCAATGCAGACCACTTCATCGGCAGATCAGATCCTGCAGAACTACTACCTGCCGGTGGTGCGGGAGATGCTCAACCAGAGGGCAATCCTCCTGTTCGGCTACAGCCCAGCCGAGCTCGAGAGTGGCTCGGGTTCGATGAACGCCACGTTGGGCGAGACGATGGATTACAACGGTATCAGCAAGGACGCTGAGATCGTCGAGTTCGCCGGTCGCCAGTGGGTCATCGCTGTCCACACAGGACGCAACGAGTCCGGTACGGCACGCGCCGAAGGTGGCGTTCTGCCTGTGGCCGGCATTCAGAGCTGGAATGACCTGATGGACAAGGTCAAGAAGCTCTACAAGACGATCCAGCTCACCGGCTTCGCGATGGAGGTCACGGAGCGTTCGGTTGGGGCGTACCTGCGACTGCTCGAGGGTGAGACAGTCGGTGCAGTCAACGACCTCCGCAAGGACATGAACCGCCAGGGCTTCGGCGATGGGTCGGGTATCCTCGCGAACATCACAGCGAAGGGCACCAACACCATCACCGTTGACTCTCTGCAGTACCTGCGCGTGGGTATGTTCATCGACTTTATGAACTACTCTACGCTGGCTGTGGTCGGGACGCCGAACGTCCAGATCACCGCGATCAACACCAGCACCCGCGTGGTGACCTACAGCGGTTCAGACCAAGCCGCCTCCATCACTGTGGGCACGCATGTGCCTGTCGTGAACGGCAACGGTGGGCTGGAGCTGAACGGTCTCACGAAGATCACCCGCAACGACCTGACCCAGAACGCCGCGTTGCACGGCATCGACTCAAGCGTGGCCGGCAACGAATGGTGGAAGGCTCAGCAGAGCAACGGCAACAACACCACATTCGATGAGGATGCGGGGCAGCTGTTGCTCGATCAGATCGGGGCGAGGGGCTGGGAGACCGAGCTGTTGCTCACGACGCGCGGTGTTCGGCGCCGCTACGTCAACACGCTCAAGGCCCAGAAGAGGTGGAACGACGCCAACGCTGGGACGATGCATGGCGGGTTCAAGTACATCGACTACAACGGCCTGCCGCTCGTCTTCGACGACGACTGTCCGAAGCAGTATATGTTCTTCCTCCGCCCCTCCGATCTGCTGTGGGTCCAGCTGAACGGCAACGATTTCCGCTGGATGAACAGGGACGGGGCGATCCTACGCAAGGTGGAGACCACAGACCTCGACGCCTACAAGGCGACGCTGTACAAGTACTGCGATATGGGTTGCATGAGACGCGAAGTTCAGGGCGTCATCTACAACCTCGCAGACGACATCCCGTAGCCTACGCTGCGGGTGATACCTCCACGCTTGGTGGGGGGACCGAGTGACCCTAGGACATGGTCACAGAACGAAGCGAAGCACAGGGCGGTGAACGATGGAGCTGCGCGCCATCAAACAATACTACGAAGATAAGCAGGTGGTGTTGCTGGCAGATGACGTGCTCTCCATCGTTCGCCAAGTTCGAGAGTTGTACGGGGACAAGGTCAAGATTTCATGGGAGCCCACGACTGGGTGGTATGTGTTCTCTGAGATGTGTGAGGATAAGACGGAACGTCTCATCTTCACATGCGAGGAACTGGATGGCCGCGCTCTCGAACGTTTGCGACGATCAGATAGTCAGGCGCGAACGTATCAGGATCCGTACCTCGCTGCAGAAAATGCCCAAGACCAGGCCCACGCAGAACAAGATGCACATTACGCGGCCTACATCAATGAAGCGGGTGAGCATCTCATCCACGCCATGAAGCGTGACGGGATGGCACCTCGCCTACCCTCACAGGTCTCCCTACATATTCCGGAGAGGGACGATGACCACAGCTAGTGGCCAAATGCAACTGCAAGACTACGATCATCAGCTAGTGGTGCGTGGCTTTGATGGCTACTTCCCGAACGACCGCTACCTGCTGATTAACCTCGGCTATCGTGATGTAGCGAATCAGTTCCCTGGTTCATGGCAGGACACCTCAATGGACTACCACCTCAATCCCGGTCAGTATGCGTTGCAGGTGGGTACGGCACTGCCGCTGGGCATTCAGAACATCACGCGGGTCATGGTCAAGTCGCCAACCCAGTATCGCAAGCATTTGTACCCAGAGCGTGAGGAGCGATTCTTCAATGCCTGGTTGCCCATGGATTTGACTATCGCAGCGAATCAATCCAATGTGCCTGACAAGTACTACTACTATCTCAATCAGATCTACATTCTGGGCCCACCTAGTCAGGCAATGGACTTCACTGTCTACTACGAGCAGTATCTGCCTGACATGGTTTCGCTCACTCAAACCACAGCCCTACCACAGGCGTTCGATGAGGTGATTCTGGATGCTGCGCTGGTGAGAGCACATAGGCGCGCCCATGAGTTGTCTCTCGCTTCTGAGGCACAGCAGCGTGTAAACGCTGGAGTTATGAATCTGATGATGGGAGATGTCTTCGCGATGGAGGAGCTTCAGGAGCGTGTACTGCCTGACGACCAGTGGTTTTGAGTACACCGGGTGACATAACGATCACGCGCGAGCAGGTCCACGAATGGGTGACGGAGTGGTCTGAGAGTGACAAAGAGCAATCTATCGACGACTTTATCCGCGCCAAGGTTCAGGAGTTAGGCTTACCCACTGTGGTGCTCAAAGCTGTGGATGGTGATCGTGTCCAGGAGCATGACGTTGCTGACCTCATCATCGACGACCTAGGGAGTTACGGTGTCGAGCGTCCAGGTAGCTGACCTCAAAGAACTGCGCATCAAGACGCCAGGTTGGGGTGGCGGCCTTAACATCAGAGATGCTCAGGATCAGATCGCTCCGGACGAGCTGCGTCGTGCAGAGAACGTGGTGTATGACTCCAAGGGTGGTGTTGCCAAACGTCTTGGCTGTCGCTCTCAAGGCACATTCGGCGGCAGTACCGATCGGTGCCTATCCACCTATACGTTCTACCGCCCAGGCAGCAATCCCCAGGTGCTGATGCATACGACGGCAGGCAATCTCTACTACACCGATGACCCCTCAGCTAGTCCCATCGGATGGTCTCTTATCACGACGGGTCTATCTATTAGTCAGCCGTGTTCGTTTGAGACACAGAACTCTAAGTGCTGGTTTGCTGAGGGGACGAGGTTTGCGAGCTGGGATGGATCATCCTACGTCAATTATCCAAGCGCGCCCTCAATGACCTACCTCTGTAACTGGAAGGATACGATGTGGGGTGCAGGTATTGTGAACCCCGACCGCGTATATTCCAGTGCAGCAGGTGATCCTACATCGTGGCCTGCTCTTGGGTATGTTGATATTCTCCATGGCGATGGTGACCGCATCATGGGGATCAATAGTGATGGGCTGTTCCTGATTGTAGGTAAGCGGCGACGGGTTCAGGTGATCTACGACCCATCACTCTTTAGTAACCGTACAGCTGACTACGAGAAGGGTCTGGAGTCACACTGGTCCTTTGTTCACATCGAGGACAAGTTGTACTATCTGTCGCGGCTTGGTATCTGTTGGTGGCAAGGTGATACGAGCGCGAGGATTATCTCCTACAAGATAGACCCAATCTTCAGGCCAGACATCTTGAATCTAGGTGCCCTGAACAAGGTGATGGCGTATCAGCTCAATGACCGCTGTGGGTGGGCATTGCCTGAAGTGGGTTCAATGATCCCCACACTCATTATCGAGTACTATCCTCGCTTGGGGCCGATCTATCAGATCTCTGGTAACATCGGGCCTGGGCCTTGGACGATGCACCGCATGCCTGCAGCGAACTTCACCACACTGCGCATGGGATCACAGGAGGCGCTGTATGGGGGTCACCCGAATAGCAACAAATTCCTTTGGCTCTTCTCGCCGGACGGAACTGATGATGGTGCAACGTTCGCTTCCACAGTTGAAGGTGCTATCCTTGACTTCGGGGATCCCATCGACTGGAAGTACTTCCGTCGCATTAAGTTGGTGGGCCGCGGGCAATTCTATTTCCAGCTCAAGAGGAACTTCTCGAACAGCATCTACTACAGCAGGCTCGTGACGCTGAGCAGTGTTGCTGATACGTGGAGTACTAGCGATCAGTGGGGTGTCGGTATCTGGGGTTCTGATCCGATGGTTCGTGAGATACTCCTGGGCACTGATGTGTATGGGCGAGTGTTCACTGTCTGTCTCACCGACGCTGAGACTGACCCAGCACAGTTCCAAGTACCCATCGGCTCTGTGGATCGGAAAGTCACAATAGGGGCATGGTCACTGCTAGAAGTTGCCTTCGATGGTTACCTCCTCGGGATAAGGGACTGATATGACTCTGTACAACGTAGTCAATGCACCCTCAATGGTCGCGGGCCAGCCCGAGGATATCTCCCAGGTGCTGGCGAACTTCACCGCCATCGCCAACGTCCTTAATGGTCAGCTTGACAATAGTAACCTCGTAGCAAATGCGGGGATTGTTCCGTCTAAGCTTGCAGGTTTCCCGAACGATCCGACCCTGTTCCTGAGGGGTGATGGTGGCTGGGTCGCTCCTCCCACCGGGGGTGGAGGTAGTGGTGGAACGGGTCTGCCCGCCGACACTGTGGTACCTGCTAGCACGCGCATCATCGCCAACAAGCTCCTAAGTTCGGATGGCCAGGCTGCGTGGCAGGTGATGGGCGATGGGGCGATGAGATTTGGACCGGGTGGATCGCTTGTCTGGGACGTGAATATCTACCGCGAAAGCGCTGGTTCCCTGGCGACTGACAACTCCTTCACCGCCTATGATGGGGTGTGGGGTGCGCGAGTGCCTGCGCTCAAGACGCAACCAGCGATTGGCGTATGGGTCAAGGGGGAGAACTTTGACACCTGGGAGGTGACAGCTGCTGGGGTGATGCAGTGGGGTCCAGGCGGTTCAGTTGCACCCGATAGTCAGTTACTCCGTCGTAATGTTGGAGTGATCGCTACTCCCACTAGTTTCATGGCCGATCAGGGTGGATGGTTTGCGACACTTGGACAACCCGCAACTGCGGTGGCACTTGGTATCTATGCAGTCGCTGGCGGCAAGGATACCTTCGACATCTGGGGCAATGGCAGGCTCAACTGGGGTGATGGATCGACTGCGCAACCGGGCGACACAAATCTCTACCGCAGCGCAGCGGGAGTGCTGAAGACTGATGGCGCCTTCGATGGCGACTTCCTCCAGTACTATGGTGACTGGTCAGCAGGCAACTATCAGGATGGAGATATTGCTGTCTACAATGGTGTTGCCTACCTCTGCGTGCGCCCGACCACTCAGCAGCCAAGTGCGTGGCCAACTGGTGGTACTGTCGGTGGTGGTACTTATGGTACAGCCCTTCCCGCTAGTCCCATTGATGGCCAGATCGCTACCCTGGTTGATAGTATCACAAATCCCACATACCAATGGACATTCCGGTACAACGCAGGCAGTAGTAGTGCTTACAAGTGGGAGTTTATTGGTGGGACGTTTGCTTCCTCAGAGGTTGATGCAGCAAGTACGACTAACGTCGGAACTAGTTGGGTTGTTCCCTCTGCTGGCGCTGCATCAATCACAGTGCCGAGGTCTGGCGATTACGAAGTGAGCTTTGGGGGATTCCTCCAGTTTACGACCAATGCGTCTAACGGGACGATAGGACTCACCATTGCCATTGCAGGCTCAGTTGTGGCCACTGACGCAGTGACGTTCGCGCTCAACAATATACTGGGGAGTGCAAGTGTATCCCGCCAGAGAAGAAAGACTGGCCTAACTGCAGGCAACACAATCTCCCTGCAATTTCAGGTGAACCCCAATGGTGGGCCTGTGAACACCTTGTCTAACCAGTGGCTCAAGGTCATCCCAGTCCGAGTTTCCTAGAGAGGAGAACCCATGCCAACTCCTAGTCCCGGCTCGACTGATTGGGTTCCTCTCGGACCAGCTGGCATTGTTGGTGTAGCAGACGAGCTTGCCTACGCGGAGTTCACGTCGAGCGTGGCCGTCTCTTCGACCGCCGAGGGGACGCCCAACGATGTCGTCGTCGCCCCCTCGATCACAGTGGACGGCGCGACGAAGATCGTCATCGAGTTCTGCTGCTTCGGCGCTCTCGGCCCCACCACTGCAGCCAACTGCGTCATGTTCAACCTCTGGGACAGCGGCACGAACCTCGGTCGGTGGACACGCTCCATCGACTCGACCGGTGTTGTGAACATCACGCCAATTTTCGCGCAGCGTGAGCTAACACCTTCGGCGGGGGCGCACACATTCAAGGTCAGTGCGTGGATCAACTCGGTGGGGACGGGTCAGGTCGTCGCGGGGGCCGGTGGGGCAGTGGGCCTCTACACGCCGGGGTTCATCCGCATTCGGCGCGTCTCGCCATATCAACCGCTAACAGGTGTCTCTGGTGGCGACCTCGTAAAGATCGCAGAGCAGATCCTCGGTGGCGCACAGGCAAATATCGACTTCCAGAACATCCCGCAGACCTATCGCAATCTTCAGTTCCGGGGCGTCGTTCGCTGCGACAACGCCGCGATGCAGGCGTTCAACGCTCGCTTCAACAACATTTCGACGGGCGTCTACGATACAATGCAGGCGACCGCTGCGACGACGAGCGTGACTGCTGGTGAGTCGTTCAGCCAGACGAGCGCGTATATCGGGGATCTCCCTGGCACTTCGGCAGCGGACGCGCACTACTACGCGACGTTCATCCTCAACCTTTTCAACTACGCCGAGGCGAACCACTACCACCAGTGGCAGGCCGAAGCCTTCGTCGCGAACTCCACCGCGTCGGGGAACATCCGGAGCCGCTGGCACAACGGCAACTTCCGCAACATCGGCGGGATCAACCGAGTGACGTTCTTCCCCGCTGCGGGCAACCTCATCGCCCCGTCGGTCATCACCTGCTACGGCATGAACTAGGAGTCACAATGCCGCCAAACGTCACTAACTTTCCACTCAATCCCAGGCGCGGCACTGGCGATTGGTGGTCGGTGTGGTTTAACCTTCAGTGGCTTGCCTCGCAGATTGCGTCCGGCGCCATAGGGGGAGGCGGCACTGGCTATCCGCCGACGACGGGTCAACTCGGAAAGGTGCTCACCGTGACCACAGATGGAGCGGCACCGACATGGGCAGCAGGTACACCTGGCCCTCCTGGTACACCAGGTCCTGGGGGCACGTACATCTTTACCCAAGGCACTCCGTCCACCACCTGGACGATCGCCCACAACCTCAACGCCTATCCATCTGTCACTGTGGTAGACACAGGCGGCTCGGAAATCATCCCGACGGTAGTATACACTGATGCCAACCATCTGACGCTGACCTTCGGCGCCGCGACTACGGGAAAGGCGTACCTTAACTAATGCCAACCCTAGGGAACGCACTTGACTTCGCGAAGTTTGAGGGTCGTAACTTCCGCGCCCATCAGCTGAGTACAGCGCCGGCTTCGCCTGTTACTGGTCAGTTGTACTACGACACTGTGGGCAACTCACTTTACTTCTGGAATGGCTCCTCGTGGGTGTCGGCTGCTGGTGGTACACCGCCTGACGCGACTGCCTCCGTCAAGGGTATCATCCAGCTCGCCGGTGACCTCGGTGGTGGCGGTACTGCTGCAGCGCCTGTGATCGCGAACGGAGCGATCACTGACACCAAGGTCGCTGCTGCCAATAAGGATGGTGCGGCTGCTACACCTAGCATGAGGACGCTTGGTCTTGGTGCAGCGCAGGCTCTGGGTGGCACAACGCGACTCGATCAGATCAGCGCTCCCACAGCGTCAGTAAACCTAAATAGCCAGAAGCTGATCAGCGTCCTCGATCCGACTAACCCACAAGATGGGGCAACAAAGAACTACGTCGATAACGTTGCTACTGGTCTCGATGCAAAAGCATCCGTCCATGCAGCTACGACAGCAAACATCGCTAACCTCGCGACTGGTGCGCCCAACACCCTCGATGGTGTTACGCTGGCAGCAAATGATCGCGTACTCGTCAAGGACCAAACTACCGCCAACCAGAATGGCATCTACACCATTACGACACTAGGTACTGGCGCTAATGGTGTGTGGGCACGTGCAACCGACATGGATGCCTGGACAGAAGTCCCATCCTCCTATGTCTGGGTCGAGCAAGGCACGATCAATGGTGATACGGGTTGGGTGTGTACTGCTGACGCTGGTGGTACGCTCGGCACGACTAGCATCACCTGGTCTAAGTTCGCTGCTGCCCCGAGTGCACAGGTTGGCTACTACAGCAACAACGCCACCCATGGTGCAGCTACTACCATTGTGATCGCCCAAACCACACATCTACTGCGTGCGTCACGTGGCCTACAGGTTCAGGTGCAGGACAACAGCACCGGTGCGATCGAATTCCCAGATGTCACTGTGGCAGCTAATGGTGATGTGACTGTCACCTACGGCGCTGCCCTCACTGCCAATACGAAGCTGGTGACGATAGTCGGATGACCAGAAAGTTCGCAGGAGCTACACCAGAACTCGTCTTCGGCAACGCTGGAGATGCAGCGTTTCAGCGATATGGCGTGAAGCAACTCTCCGTCGGTAACGCTAGCTTCCCGACAGCGTTCAATATCATCTGCGATAACACACTCTGGCCTTTCGTGATGTGGGATACGGGAGTTCCAGCAAACCCATTCTTCTACATCGACATTAATGGGAAGCTGAATTGGGGGCCAAAAACAGCTGCGGCTGATGCGAACCTGTATCGACTCTCTGCACAGAACCTCAAGACGGACAGCAACTTCTACTCCGGATTGACGTTCGTCTCATCGGGTACGGGTGGTGCGACTGGGTTCCTGTTCAACCCTCCAGCCTCCGCCATCGGCTACGCCTTTGCGAATACCATTCAAGGTGAGTCGCAGGCTCGTTTTGCCATTGACGGGAATGGCTCTATGTCGTGGGGACCTGGCGGATCGACCGCTAGAGACACAAGCTTCTACCGTTTCAATACCGCCCAGTTGTACACACCGGGTGGTCTGCTTTGGGCTGGACCTTCATACTATTACCCGACGGCGGCTGGCAGTACGGCTATCTATTCACTTGTTCAGGGTGAATCGCAACCACGATTTCGTCTTGATGGTAGTGGAGCACAGTACTGGGGGCCTGGCGGTTCTACTCCAGTCGATACAAACCTGTACCGCATAAGCGCGAACCAGCTGGGGACGGATGGAACGTTTACGTCCAATCTAGGAGCGGCTGGCACCACCGCATTCCAGGCTCCATTGCTTGCAAGTAGCGGGTATTTTGCCGCCGTTCGTCAGGGCGGCGATAGTCAATGGCGCTTCCTGATTGATTGCAACGGTTCGTTTCAATGGGGACCTGGCGGTTCTACTGGGGTAGATACGTCTCTGCAGCGTGGCGGAGTGGCGATGCTCACGGTGAGTAACAACTTGTGGGCATACGGGTCGCTTGTGTCCTTTCTCGGTAATGTAAACCAAGTCTACCTCACAAACCCTGGTGGTAATCCGGGCATCTTCTTCGGGAATGCCAACGATACCTACATCTCGCGTACAGCAGTAAATACACTCCAGGTCAACAACAACCTTGTTGCCACAGGAACCATCGACGGAGATATGCACCAATACACGGGAGACTGGGCTGCAGGCTCCTACCTTGATGGTGATATTGCTGTCGTCAACGGAGTTGCTTATCTTTGTGTGCGCCCAACGTCGGCTGCACCATCAGCTTGGACACCAGCACCGCCACAGACTGCATACGGTACAGGCCTACCAACGAATCCAGTAGACGGGCAAGAGGCGATCCTCGTAGACAGTGTAACTAACCCAAGCTACCAATGGAAGTTCCGTTACAATGCAGGCTCAACGTCTGCTTACAAGTGGGAATTCATTGGCGGTACGTCAGTCTATGCGGAAATCACTACCTCCGAAACCACAACCGCGACGGTGTACTCTGCATTGACGACAGCAGGTCCGACCATCACTCTTCCTCGTGCAGGTGACTACGAGGTTGAGATTGGTGCGTACATGGGGAATGCGAACGCTAACGTCCAGGCTTGGATGAGCTACGACATAGGGGCAACAGGTGCTGTTGATGCTGATGCTCTTACCGTTCAAGAGAACTCCAGTGCTGGCAATGTACTCGCTAACATTGCGAGAGCTAGGCGTAAGACGGGACTGACAGCAGTGGCACTGACTGCCAAGTACAAGTGCGGGTCTGGTGGTGTTACAGGCTCCTTTGCAAGCCGCTGGATGAGAGTAACCCCAGTCAGAGTATCATAGGAGGTGACACATGAGTAGCATGGCATTGTCTCCAAACCCACAGACCAATGCTGGCACTGGTGGTGCTGGATGGATTAATGCTGCGCCTACCGATGATCCGAACTATCAGGTAGCACCGGTACAGGCATTTGGCCTGCCCGCTAACAACATGCTGCCGCAGCAGATCGGTTGGTCAGACCTGCCGCTTGGCGCATACACAGACGATCAGTTCTTGGCTGACGACGCTGCTCTACGCGCGCAGGTAGGCCAGAACTATGCCCAAATCTTGAACCAGCTAGGCTACCAGGATCCTAACACAGGAGCAGTCATCCCTGGCTCTGTGGTACAGGACGCAAACATCAAGCTCGCTGCCCATCAGCAAGAGCTCCAGGATGCTGAGCGTCAGGTGACTCAGCAAGCCCAACAGGGTGGTACACTGTGGTCAGGTGCACGCCAGCAAGCCCTAGCGTCTGCACAGTTGCCGATCATGCAGAACATCGGTCAACTTCACCTCGACACTCAAAGAACTCTATCGGATCTGTACCAGCAGGCGCAGAACATGGTGACAAACTACAACGTTCAGCGTCAGCAGAACTTGGGTTCGGCAGCAGCTCGCAACCTCGCTCGCATACAACAGGAGCAGATGCTTGCAGCGCTAAACGCTAGGAATACTCCCGACGTAGGTGGCGGAGGAGGTGGAGGTGATGCCGGCCTGGCACCTAGTCAAATTGGTACTGATGCAGGTCAATACACACCCCCGGCTCCCGTCGTGGGGTATGGTGGAGGCGGTGGTGGCCTTACTCACTATGGCGATTGGGCATATCCCGCAACTGTACCATCCGTAGGGTACGGTGGTGCTAGCGGTACAGGTCAGCCCGTGAGAAGTTACGGTGACTGGACCTACCCGATTAGCACACCGCCCCCGCCTAAGCCCGCGCCTGCACCGAAACCACCAGCAGTTAGCCAAAGTGGTAGAACGTTGAGCTCAGGGATAAGGATCAGATAATGGCTGCCGGAACGATCACACCACAGCAACAGGCGCAAATGCAGGCTGCTGCACAGAAGCAAGCACAGGCTCAGGCCGCAACTGAGATCGCTGGGCAGGTCGGCCCGCTTCAGGGTCAAGTCGCTCAGCTCACGAAACAGGGTCAGCAGCAGGTGGGTTCACTCACCAATGAGTTCCAGAACAATCTGATTCCCGCTGCCCAGCATGAGGCACAGCAGACTGCGGCATTCAATCAAAACGCTCAGGGTGCGGAGGCTGGTATCTTCCAGCAGGCGACGAGTCAGATGAACACGCTCGCGCAAAACCAGGCTCAGCAGGCACAGCAAATTGCCCAGCAGACTGGCGGGCCAGTAAGTACAGGCATGTTCACATCTGGCCTTCAGCCCTATCAGACAGCGGAGGTTCAGTCGGGTGCAGTCAGCCAACTCACGGGATTGAATCTCGGGACGATCGGTACGAATGAGGCACAGATGTTCGCCGGTCAAGTTCTACCTGCAATGGAGAGCCTACAGAAGAGTACAGCCCGTGCCAACATCGCCAGCCAGATCGCTGACCTCAAGAAGCAGATCACTACGATTCAGGGTACTAAGAGCAAGCTCGTCGATGCCAAGCTCCCTGCCCTCCTTGCGGCCAAACAGGGTTTCGCACTGAACGTAGCCCAGCTCGCGCAGAAGCGGATCGCTGCTAATCGTGCATGGACTGCTACTAAGCGTGGGCTCGATCAACGTGATCGCACCCTCTCACTCACTGAGCAGAACCAAGCTTTCAATAAGTGGTTGGCGAAGCAGGAGCTTGGTCAGAAGGGTCGCGTTATAACCGACCAAGAGAAGAATCAGCTCTTTAATGAGTGGCTAGCGAAGGGGAAGTTGGGTATCTCTCAGCAGCAGGTCGATGCCTATAGTCAGCATCTGACCGCCACAGAGAAGCTTGACGCTGAGCGCCTAGGCATCACGAAGCAGGAGTTGGCTGCTCGCATTCTTCAGTACTCTGCCTCTAACAAGATCGCTGAGCAGCGGTTGGGCATTCAGGCTCAATCGAATGCTCGCGCCATCATTGACGCTGCTCTGGGTGGTACGGGGTCAAATCGGCCCACCACTGTGACAGTCAAGAAGTGGCTCAATTCGGGTGATCCGAGCAAGAACATTCCTGCTGACCCCCTCGTTACGGCTGCTCTCAATGCTGGCGGGCTGTTCAGCAAGGGCAAGCCTCCCTCGAATGTGTACTACGATACCAACAGGCGGCAGTGGTATACTTACGTCAAGAATACCATGACGCCACAGCAGTTTGCTACACAGTACAATCCTGGCGGGACACCGATGAGCGATCCCAACGCCCTACTCGCTGTGCTCAAGCAAGGTGTGCCTGGTCGGTCTGAGAGCTTTTACGTTAATCTCATCCGCCTACGTTTGGGTATTCCTGATTGGAAGCCTGGACAGCCGGCTGCCTACACTCCCCAGAGTCTTGGCGCCTTGGATATTAACAAGCTGACCGACATTGCTATGAGTCGTGGCTTCCAGCCGTCGCCCGTCAAGACGGGTAAGCAGGCACTGATCGACTTCATTCTCCACCATGGCGGTAAGGGGTAATGCCTAGAATCCCGACTGCTGGTGCGAATCTGGGAGTCGGTGGACCGGCAGGTTTGCCGAATCTCTTCAACGATCCCGGGGCAATCGCTGCAACGTTACCGAGTGCACCCTCAGGTGCGCATGTCCACCCGCTTGACATTTCCCCAGCGCATCCGCACAGTGTCCTACCGATGTTGGGTGCATCATTGCAGAACGCACCACAACAGTATGCAGCCCTACCCGACCTACCAGGTCCGAAGCCGACACCGATCAAGGATACTGGCTATCCCGCACGTATCCCTAAGGATCCAACTCAAGCTCACGACATGGTGGCGAAGATCCTCACTGACAAGGGATGGAATCCCGTCAACGCTGACCAGATGGGTTATCTTGCCAGTGCGTATGGTGGTGTTAAGACTGACCGCGCGATCAAAGCCATCGAGGGTGCACAGCAAGCAAGTATCGCACCGACCGGCATTGCTGGTAAGGCTGCACAGCTTGCTACAGAGGGCGGTCAGACACTGGCGGGGATTGGGCCGGGTGTAGGACTTTCTCTCTACCACACGGGTGAGGATCTTAAGAACGCGACCCAAGGTGACTTCTCCTTTAAGCACACGCGCGCGCTAGGGTCTCTCATCGAGAAGTCCTACGCTGAGTCAATTCATCATCCAGGTCGTCAGTGGCAGCAAGACCCATTGAGCCTCCTTATGAACGCCAGTACACCATTCTTCTTTGGTGCTGGCGCTGCTGCACGAGGTGTTGAACTTGCTGCCGCTCCAGAACTTGCTGCTGAGGCAGGGACGTCTACTGCTCGTCAGGTAGCTAAGACTCTACTTCGCCCACAGCCGCAGACACGAAAGCTGACACTACGCGCTGGCGAAACGACTGGACCGAACCCACTCACTGTGGAGCCCACTGCCTATAAGTCTGCATTGGGCGGATATATTCAGAAGTTCCTCGATCCAAGGCTAGAGCGCCGGGTCGCTGAACCACACCTCGCAGGTGGTGCAGTTAACCGAATCACGGGTCAGTTGAGGATACCCGCTAACCTACTTGCTGCTGGCGCTCGCATGGGTCGTAAGTTCCGTGAGGATCTGGAGACTGAGATTCGCACACGTTCAGGTGAACTCTCAGCCTCTAACATTCCTGCTGAACTTCATGGTAACGTCGCTCGTGGTATGTCCTTCGTGCCCAGATGGCGTGGCCTATATGACTCGGGTGTAGATTACGCTGAGATGATGCAACACCCAAACCGCGACTGGACGGCTATTCGTGAACCGCCAAGCGATATCCCATCCAGTATTAGTCCTCAGGCGTTGACATCCCACCCCATTCTGAACCTAACTGAGCGCCAGCTATCTAATCAGTTTGTGCCTGGTAGGGGGCGAATGATCCCCGGTGCCTCTGAAGTAGAGACCAAAGGTGCTCAGTTTAAGTATGTGCCCACCGAGGTCATTAAGGGTATGAGAACCTGGGGTGGGCCAGGTGAGGGTGCGCTCGCTAATGTAGGCGCAGCTATCGACGCGGGCAATCAGATCGTGCGTACTGGGCGATACATGAACCCAGCCTATGCACAGTGGGCTGCGCAGAATGGTCTGCTGCATGCCACTCAGGCGGGTGCTTGGATGGGGCGCAATATCTGGCAATTGCATAGTCAACTACCTCGCACAAGTCCTGCCTTCAAAGCAGCGTTCGATGGCGCATTGGGGAAGGGTGTTGCGCGGGCGTCAACAGGTGAGACAGGGCGCTTCCTCGAGGGCTCGGGTCGCGCAGGTGCACTCTATCGTAACCTTCAACACTTCTGGCATATCGCCAACGATCAGTGGGCACGTCGCCTGGCTGGCATTCACGAGCTCAATCATGCTGGTTATCACACTGCTGAGTCGTGGGAGAATCTGTGGCGTACTAATCCCACTGAGTTTCGTAAGATTGTAGGCGGGTCAGCTGCACATGAGGCGATTGACTACTCAGAGATGACACCTGGTGAGCGTGCAAGCCTACAGAAACTAATGACCGCCTATGGTTGGACTCGAGGTGCGACGACGTATACTGCACGCTATGCCCTTCAGCATCCTGTCCAGGCGCGTGTGGGTGCGGCACAGAGTCAGCAGGCACAACAGGTGATCGAAAACTTCTACAAGCAACACGGAGGCATGGTGCCTGAGTGGTTGCGCGAACGTCTACCTATTGGTGGCAATAAGCTGCTCGACACTGCATGGGTTGCCCCCTCAGGCACACCTGCTACTCTCATCTCCGAGCTGCCGGGGGCTACGATTGGTCAGACTGAGAATCTGCAGGGTGAAGCTGGCCCAGTCACTGGTGGCATTATGGGCCTCATTACAGGACAGAATCGCTATGGCACAGCCTACCGTGGGGGTGAGCGGTTCACCGGGCCGATCAAGGATGTGCTCAATCGCTTTAAGCCCTGGGGTGAACTGCAGACTCTCGCCAGTGCCAAGCAGGGTGGTACATTCAAGCAGGGTGCTGGATCAGCAATCGCCTCAGCTGTGGGCTATCCCGTACAGACGTTGCGTGACCCCACAAAGACTGCTGGTCTGGCTGAGAAGGATTACGAAGCTGCGCTCTCGATTCCTGACAAGGTTAAGTTCCAGTACAACCGTAAGCTGGAGCTATTGCCTCAGGAGATTGCACAATATGAGAAGGCTGCTGGGCAGCAGATTAGCCCTCAAGATCTTAGCCGACTCAAGGCTGACTTCGACGCTGTGGAGCAGCGTGACCTGTTCCAGTATCACTATGCTCAGCAGCATGGGTCGAAGGCATGGAAATCTCTACCACCCATGAACAAGCTTGCTGGCACGTTAGACTGGCTCGCGCATCACGGGTACAGCCAAGCAACGGTCGAAGGCATTCGACAAGCTGCGCTGCAGGCGCACAACGACAAGGAGATCGAGCAGGCTGTCAGCACACTGTGGTCAAACACTGGCATCGGTCAGGCTGACAGTATGTGGCACAATATGGTGAAGAGGCTCACACCTCCGAAACTAACCCCACCTAATCCCTGATGGCTGAGCAAATACCATACACCAGAGGTCAGCTTGAGACGATGGCGAATCAAGCTGCCACTCAGGCTGGCGTTGATCCCGGCCTCTTTCGCGCGCTTATCACTCAGGAGAGTAGCTGGAACCCTGATGCTCAATCTCCAGCTGGGGCTGTGGGTCTTGGTCAACTCATGCCTGCCACAGCGACAGGTCTGGGTGTAACAAACCCAAGAGATCCCATCCAAAGCTTGCGAGGTGCAGCTCGATACTTCGCTCAACAGATGCAGACGTTCGGTGGCAACGCTCGTATGGCACTTGCTGCCTATAATGCCGGACCAGCAGCTGTGCGTAAGTACGGAGGCATTCCGCCCTACGCCGAGACTCAGAATTACGTCAACACCATCATGGGCAACTACAAAGCCCAACCTACAGCAGCACCTCAGACTACACCCCAAGCGCCTCAGCTACAGGCTCAATCACCCCAGCCTCAGCAGATACAGGACCCGTTCGCTGGCGTGCGTCAGTCCATTAGTCGTGGCAATCAAATTCAGAATCAGCTTGGCAGTATTCTGGGGGACATTAACTCCGGGCTAGGTGCAGCGCTGAAGGGACTTGGCGGTGTGCCGGATGCGTTGATTAAGGGTTTGACTGCCCCATTGCCCAACCTCGATGTGAAGCTCCCGAGCATCGCTGAGCAGGTGAGCGTACATAATCAGAGGCAGAACTTCGACTACAAGGTCACTGACCCTAAACAGGGCCTGAATCCTAAGAGCGCTGCGGCTGTGCAACTGTGCCGGGAATACCTCGGTACGCCCTACGTGTGGGGTGGTGAGAGCAGCAAGGGCTTCGATTGTTCAGGGCTGCTCCAGTATGCCTGGGCGAAGCAGGGTGTGAATATCCCGCGCACGACCTACGATCAGTTCCAGACAGGTAAGAAGATCAGTCAAGGCAGTCTCCAGCCTGGTGACGCTGTCTTCTTTAAGGGCAGCGACAGCAAGGTGGAGAACGGCAAACTATTGCCAGGGCACGTAGGCATGTATATCGGGAACGGTCAAATCATCCAAGCACCACACACTGGCAGTACGGTGCAGATTACACCGCTCAAGGACATGTCTGGCTACATGGGTGCCCGACGATACTCATAGGAGGCATGATGGAAGAACCTGAATCAGAAGTCGTTTGGCCCGAGCCTCGCGAAGATCCCCCCGAGGAGCCCACTGAACCGTGGGCCCTGCTCAAGGAACTGAAGGAGAGGCGCGATGACGCTGACGCGCAAAGCGATACCCAGTCCTAACTACTCCTCCAGGGGAGGTAGTACTGTCAGACTGATCGTGCTGCATACCGCGGAGGGGGCGCGGACAATTGAGGAACTTGGGTCTTTTTTCGCTAATCCTAGTAGTGGTGTTTCTTCTCACGTTGGTATTGATGATAAAGCTGGGGTCATCGGCGAATATGTCCGACGTGACTACAAGGCATGGACAGCGGCTGGCGCCAACCCAGTCAGTGTGCAGGCTGAACTCTGTGCCTTCGCTGAGTGGACGCCAGACGAGTGGCACCAGCATCCCAACATGCTACAGAACTGTGCCCAGTGGATAGCAGAAGAGGCAGCTAAGTTCAACATACCCATAGTCAAGCTTACGCCCCAGCAAGCTCAAGGTAACTCAAAGGGTGTGTGTCAGCATGTTGACCTCGGATCGTGGGGAGGAGGTCACTGGGACTGTGGTGGAGATTTTCCGATAGACGACGTACTGGCGATGGCGACAGGCGGAGGTGACGAGATGGGCTATCCGGACTGGTTCTGGTCGTGGGCGAACTGGTATCTTACCACAGATCGCAATCCCGCCAATCGCCCTCCGGGCGTACCTCAAACTATCCCGCAGTGGGCGTGGGATGGACTCAATGAGGTTCAGGGAATCTCTAACCGCTATGGCATGACTCCAGGCGAACGGGACTGGATCGACTGGTATCTTGGTGGTAAGCAGGGTGATCGCCCCAAGGTGCCTCAGACGATTCCCGAACGCTGGTGGGATGACGAGTCGTGGGCGCTTAAGCGCGAGTGATGTGGACTGGGCCAGCATCGGTGCATTCCTGTCAGGTGTCGGGGCTGTGGCAACTGCTTACTGGTTCGTGAAGGCTGAGCGTAAGCGCCTCGACGAGGAGTGTCAGCAACGGCTAGACGCCTTCCGTGAGGGCCTACATGAGAGGGAGCATGATTAGACTCGCTATACTAGGGGTTGCAGGTGTGCTAGCTGCGAGTACGGGGTTTCTCACGGCTGTGTCGCTAGGTAAATCGTCTGCACCTGCGAAGACTGTGACCATCAATGTAGCGACGGGTCCAGCTGGGCCGCAGGGTCCACCAGGCCCGCAAGGGCCGCCTGGTACGTCGTCGTGTCCGACAGGTTTCTCGCCAGGAGAACTCGTCATTAACCACCCAGGGGGTCAGACGATCACATGGACTTGCATCCAGGACTAGCATGACAGACAACGACCTCATCGCCATCGGTATGCTTGCTATCTTCGCGTTGGCTGTGATCGACCGACTCGTCCTCATGTGGGAGCGTAGGTCATATCCGCCTCCTCAAATTGAGACATGGACTCCGCCCAGCGAAAAGGCCACGGAGCAGGTGGAGTGGCCAAGCCAAATAGATAAGGAGGCGCAGTGAATATCAGCATCCAGATTAATCTCGGCCCAGATGATACTGCACCGACGATGACACCCGCGGAGATGCTTACCGCCCTTGGCGGTGACCCAGAGAAGGATAGCTGTGGCATGTCGATTAGCGCTGGCCATTCACCGCCAGTCCTTGCTCCCGCGCCTGTCCTTGCACCTCCTCCACCACCCGTGATTACGCCTGTGCCAGATACTGCCGTGTGAGGCGGCGGTGGGGTGGCCTCGAAGTAGAGCCTCCTGCTTCGGGGCCATCCAGTTGTGATACAATGCAGGTGAGGCGCTGGGCACGGGGATACTCCTGCTCCGTGTAGACAATCCCACCACCAGCGCTCGCAGAGACCCGGGTCTGTCCTCGAGCCCGGGTCTCTGTTTAGCGTGATACGTTATCTATGAGACGACGTTAGCACGCATGTGCAGCGCTGTAGAGCGAAAGGTCGGGGTACGCTGATACGATGCGTCATGTTACGAAATGCAACCCCAGTACCCGCTGTACACAACCCGACCATACTGCGCTACTTCTATTTGCACAAGGGGCGG